CATCACAGTATTCTTTAGCAGCTTTCCATTTTGCTTGATTCACTGCCCATGTTGATACCTCTGTAATATACCTTCTAGTTGGCTTTTTATTCTTTGTTTCTTGTATCACTGGCTGCTTTATCTGTGCTGCGGGTTTTACTTCAATTAAAACCTTTTCAATTGTGCCGTCTGGACTTCTTTTCTTTACATAAAAATCAGGAAAATAGCGATGAACACGGCCGTCAATTGGAGATCTATATGGAATGATGATCTCTTCACTTGCCCATTCTAAAACATCTGGATGATTATCCAGATGCACCATCAATTTTAATTCCCAACCACTTCTATACACGATATTCGAGGGATTCCCTCTATATTTTCCCGCGTTTTTTGGTTGAAAAATCCCCTTATATGCCATACGTGATAATAAATAGTTAAGTTATAACTTATTTATTGTGTCCCGAGAGGCCAATAAATACAATATTGCAATACATATTTATAGAGGCACTTAATGGCCGGATACGGTAACTTCACATCTTCTGAGAATCAAACTCCTGCACAAAAAATTGAAGGCGGCTCATTGCTTAGCCAACTGCAAGGGTCATCTGATTTAAATGCTGGGATGGGCGCAGCAAGTAAACTTATGGGAACAGGGATGAGTGTTGCATCTATCTCATCAGTTTCGTCACAAGGTTTAGATAATGTTTCAGGGGCTTTAAAAGGCGATGTTACTTCTCTTACTCAAACTGCAATAGGACGAGCAAGTCCAGCAGATCTAATTAGTAAGAGAACATCCGATAAAGGAGCTAAAGAAAAGTTTGCTCAAGCTCATATGCCTCAGCGTAAGATCTCTAATAGTAGAGTTACAGGACCGGTAAACCTTACTTATCCGCCAGACATGAGAAAGTACTACATCAACTTTGCTTTAGGTGAATACGTACGACCAAATCCGTATGAAGAGAAGAAAGCGTTCAAGCCTGATTTTCATATTGCTCTTCCAATGCCATCTAATCTTTTAGATCCAAATGGTGTAAAGCTAAAACCAACGGAACTTGGTGGTTTACTTGGAGCGGCTGCAGAGAACATCGCAGGAGTTGTTCAAAACATTGCTTCAGGTGGGTTTACAGAAAAAGGCAAAGGAGTAATGGAAGGACTGAGGAAAACGGCAAACCAAAGCGTAGGTGCTGCATATAATTTAGCATTTGAAACAGCATCACAGGTGCCTGGTCTTGACGATATTGCTGGCGTAGCTGGACAATTATTAGGAGCAGTTCCGAATCCACATGTAACTGTATTTTTTCAAGGCGTTGACCTTAGAGCGCATTCATTTACATGGAGATTTGCACCAAAGAACGTAGCTGAATCTATCACGGTGCAAACTATCATTAGAGAGTTTAAAAAGAGAATGCTTCCAAATTATAAATGGGGAGCAGCAAACGTTCTAGGCTATCCAAACATGGTTCAAATATCACTTCAGCCGGATATGATTCAGCAACTCTATCAATTTAAGCCATGCATGATATCAGCAGTGAATGTTAATTATGCACCAAATGGTATACCTTCATTTTTTGCTGGTACAAAATATCCAACTGCGATAGAATTTCAAGTAAACTTCCAAGAACTAGAGATCTTCACAAGTCAAGATTATGGTGGAAAGAACGGTGATCTCGCTGGTAATATTGGCTCTGCAGTATCAAATGCTGCGAAAAATATTACTAGGTCACCAAGCGCTGGTACAGCAAAAGTTGCTGCAGATATTACAAACGATACACTAGGAAATGCAATATAATGAGATACTTCGCAGAATTTCCAATTATAGAATATAAGTTAAGTCCAGTTCGTAATATATTTGCGAGAGTTAAATTCGACAAAAAGATCGAAGATGCTGGAACAAACTTTTATCCATATCAATTAGAGCCAGGTGATCGACCTGATGTTGTAGCATATGGTTATTATGATGATTCATTTTCAGATTGGTTAATTTATTTTACAAATAAGATCGTTGATCCATATTATGATTATTATCTCGATGAAGAAAAATTCAATGCTTTCATCGATCAAAAATATGGTGGAATTGCAAACGCTCAATCACAGATCTATGGATACAGAAATAACTGGAATGAAGACGATACAGTTTTAACTGTTTCAGGCTATGAAGCTCTTACAAAGAATCTTAAAAAATTCTGGAAACCTGTAGTAGGATATACTGGATCTATTACTGGATACGAAAGAACTCCACATGATACGTATCTAAATACGAACATGATTGTTTCTATTAATATCGATCTAAGTGGAAATTCATCATTTACTGTAGGTGAACGCGCAACTCAATATAATGGAGCAACACCTGTCGCAAATGGTGTAGTGACATTCTCGAATACAACTAACATTATAGTAAAGCATGTCACTGGAGCATTTCAAGCAAACACTAGTTACACCGTTAAGGGTGATGACTCATCAGCAAATGCCACAGCTACAGGCGTAACTGTACTCAAGCAAAACTATGCAAATAATGAAGCTATCTATTATTCTTCATATAGTTACTATGATTATGAAAATGAATTAAATTCACAGAAAAGAATTATTAATTTAATTGATAATAGATATTCTTCAACGATCGAACGTCAATTTAAAGCTTTAATGAATAGATAATGTCAGATAAGTCATATAACGCCGGTGATGTTGAGATTAAGCTTTTTGATCTCGTCAGTCTAGACGGAAAAGTTCGTCAATCAATTATAACTCAGGTTGTGTCATTTGATGTTTATGAATCAGTGATGCTGCCTGTAATGTACTGTGAGATCTTCATGAAGGACAGTATTAATTTGATTGAAAAATTTCCAATCATTGGTGAAGAATTTGTTGAGATAGAATTTAAGAATCCAGAATTAAACTCAGTACAGTTTTTTAGATTTAAACTTGCATCTGTTACAAACAAATTTACAGATGGACAAGGTAAAACATTATTTTACATGATGAAATGCGCAAGTGAAGAGATTTTAGAGAACTCTGTAACATATATTCAAAAGAGATATGAAGAAGGAAATCCATACACTCTTGTATCAGATATAATAAAGACATATTTAAAATCTCCAAAGCGATTAAATGTTGATGCGACGTCTGCACGAGGTGTAGATAAGATCACAGTTAGTCAATTGACTCCACTTCAAGCTATTGATTATGTTCGTAAAAGAGCTGTATCTAAACAATACAAATCTTCTTCATATGTTTTCTTTGAAAATCGAAATGGATTTAATTTTACAACGCTTGAACATTTAATTTCTACTGGTAAGAAAGCAATTGGAGATAAGATATTTTTCTATGATTCTTCTGTAGGAGCTTCAATGGCTGGTGTTGAAGTAAGGAACATCTTAGCCTATCAACAATTAGCGTATAATAATGTTGCAGATCTAGTTCAGGGTGCAGCATTAAATAATAGAGCAATATCGATCAATTTAAAAACAGGAACAACTAATACGATCGACTTTGATTATTCAAAACAAGTTGGAAATTTTGCACAGACAGATTCTGATAATGTGAGTAAAGTTAAGACATCGTCTTTCTTGAATAAGTATGGAAATAAGTCAGGCCAATCTACAGTTAAGAGTACTTTGATAGCAAAGTCATCAAATAACGGTGATACTTTTATTGAAGAATCTTCAGGATTTTTACAATCATACGTTTCTCAGTTAACTCAGAATATAGTTAGAATTTTAATTTATGGTGATGCTGCTATTACAGCTGGAAATATTATCACATTGAAACTACCAAATATTTCTGGAGCAACATCAAATCCAGAGAACAGTAAATTAGCAAGTGGAAATTATTTAGTGACTAAAGTTAGACATATGTTTGTAATGAGAGAAAAAGTAAATTATAAAATTGCATTAGAATGTGTGAAACCTTCGTATGGAGAAGCTGATCTATGACAACACGTGATATAGGAGATGAAGGATTTAGATGGTTTTTTGGTTTTGTTGAAGACCTTAATGATCCTGATGAGCTTGGACAAGTAAGAGTAAGAGTGCCAAATATTCATGGTAATATGCCAGTTGATAATCTTCCATGGGCAACAGTAGTTACACCAGTAACGTCTGCAAGTTTATTAGAAGTTGGAGTATCTCCAACTGGATTAAAAGTTGGGTCAATGGTATTTGGGTTTTTTGCAGATGGAAGAGAATATAATATTCCAGTTATTGTAGGATCGATCAACAAGATTAATGATAATGATAAAAGCAGACATGACGTATCTCGTTTGGCTCGAGGAACAAATACTATTATAAAAAAACCATTGGGACCTGAACCCGAATCTGCATATAAGGCAAAATATCTTTATAATAAAACTATGACAACTGAAAGTGGTCATGTTGTAGAAGTTGATGATACACCAGGACAAGAACGTATTCACATGTATCATAAATCTGGAACATATGTAGAGATTAATAAAGACGGAAGAATGGTAACCAAAATTGTTGGTGATGATTATGAAATTTCTGCTAAAAATAAAGAAGTGTTTATAAGTGGAGATATGAGAGTTACAATTAATGGAAATGTAGACATTAAAGTAAACGGCACTTATACAGTAACTTCAGGTGGAAATATGAAGTTTAAGGCACCTCGTATTGACTTTAATAAACCAGAGTAATTAGTAAAATGCCATTAAGTAAAGGTGAATTTAATAAAGTAGATGTTACTGAACAGTTTTCTGAATCTGTTACATTAGAATCTGAAATGTCAGAGACAATAAGCTCTGTTACTTCAGACTTTTTAAATGAATTTGTGAACATATCTTTTTCAGGAACAAGTCTGACCGTATCTGGAGCATATCCAACGATAATGTTTGGTTTAAACAAAGTAAGTCATATCACAAGAGGATCATCTGATAATTATGAAAAAGCTGAAGAATCTCCAACGTTTGATATGCCAAAAGAAACTAGACAAGTTATTTCATATGAACCTGACCCAAGAAGTATGAGAACAGTAACATATACAATTACGAGTAATTTAGGGACACCATATACTATAACTCAAGATGTGTGGAATAACTATTCTACTGGAAGAGACACATTAAAGGAGTTCATATAATGCCTGGAGTTGCAAGACTAAGTGATTCGTGTACTGGCCATGGAAGTTGGCCACCGAGAAATAATGTAGGTGCATCTGATGATGTTTTTGTTAATGGAAGAGGTGTGCATCGACAAGGAGATGGGTGGGCTGTACATTGTAATCCAGCTCCTCAGTGTCATGCATCGACTTTAGCATCTGGAAGTGGAACTGTATATGTAAATGGAAGACAGATGGGAAGAATTGGAGATCCTGTTGCATGTGGATCAGTTGTTGCACAAGGTTCAGGTAATGTGTTTGCAGGCGGCTAAATAAATATCTTATACAAATTACGGAGTAGTAAATGGCAATTGTAAGCGTTGCTGATAGATTCACTCTTAGAAGAGATAATAGAATAGTCTATAGTGACTTCTTGACTAGCCTTGCGCCGCATCCTGATACAAAGCAAGTTGTTCTCAATAGAAACGAAGAAGCTATTATTCGTTCAATTAGAAACATCATTTTAACAGATAGATTTGAAAGACCATTTCAGCCAGATTTTGGTTGCAGATTAAAATCATTTCTATTTGAGAATATGAGCCCACAGACAGCTTTGGCGATCAAGACTGAGATCGAACAAACTATTGTTGAGCATGAGCCAAGAGCGCGCGTCATTGATGTTGTAGTTGCTCCAATAGAAGAAAGAAATATGTATGTGGTCACTATTGTTTTCTATACAGTAAACATAGAAGAACCAATCACGTTTAAGATCGTCCTAGAAAGAGTTCGATAAATGGCAAACAGTAATATTAATCTAATTAATTTAGATTTTGATACATTAAAGAATAATTTTAAAACGTATCTAAAATCTCAAGATAAGTTCAAAGACTACGACTTTGATGGAAGTAACATGAGTGTGTTACTTGATGTCTTATCATACAATACTTATCTTAATTCATTTTATACAAATATGGTCGCGTCTGAGATGTTCTTAGATACAGCTCAAATTCGTGATAGCGTTGTTTCTCATGCGAAAGAATTAAACTATCTACCAAGATCATTTAAATCAGCAGAAGCTGTAGTAAATATCGTGATTAATACTGGAAATCCAACTATTACGAGTGTAGTGATTCCTAAAGGCACAACATTTAGTTCTCGTATAGGATCAAACTCTTTCTCATTCAGCACGGATAGAAATATAGTAGTTCCTGGAAGCAATGGCGTATTTACTGCATCAAACATATCAATATATGAAGGTGAGTATGTAAATGAAACATTTGTTGTAGATTACACCCAAACAAATCAACGTTTTGTTATTAGTAACCCAACAGTAGATACTGATTCTATTTCTGTTACAGTTATAGAAGATAATGGCGCAATTGCAACAGAATATTCTTATGCAACATCTCTTCTTGGATTAACATCTGAATCAAATGCATTCTTTATTCAAGCAGCAGAAAACGAAAAATATGAAATAGTATTTGGAGATGGAGTTGTTTCAAATCGTCCAAAAGACGGTGCGGTCGTTGTTATTGATTATCGTGTAACAAATGGTGAACTTCCAAATGGAGCATTTAAATTTACAACAGATGGTCCTATTGAATCATATTCAAACGTTGTACTTGCTACAGTTTCTGCTGCAATCGGTGGAGCAGTAAATGAAACTGTAGAATCAATTCGTTTCAATGCACCACGACACTACACAACTCAAGAACGTGCTATTACTCCGAGCGATTATGAAACGCTTTTAAAGATTAATTATCCAGAGATAAATGCAGTATCAGCATATGGAGGAGAAGAAGAGATTCCTCCACAGTATGGACGTGTATTCTTGTCTGTCGATATTAAAGATGTTGAAGGTTTACCAACTACAAAAGTTAATGAATACTATAGATTTTTAAAAGAAAGATCACCAGTATCAATTGAACCTGTATTTAAAAATCCTGATTTTACTTACATTGATGTTAAGAGCACAGTAAACTATGATATCTCTAAAACTAATCTTGAGCCATCAGATATTGAAACGCTTGTAGTATCTGAAATATTATCATTCAATAATGCAAATATTAATAATTTCAAGAAAACATTACGATATTCAAGACTTATTGATACAATTGATGGTGCGCATCCATCGATCATATCAAATGAAACTTCAGTTAGAGCAATTAAGATAGTTAAACCAGCTGTAGGAAGAGCACAGAGTCTCACAATTAAATATGATTTTCCATTGTTGAATGATAAACAACAAAGAATTAATTCTATTCATAGTTCTGATGTGAAAAGAACTATTGAATCTTCTATCTTTACATTGCGTGGAAGAAACCTTATCGTTGAAGACGATGGAAATGGAGTACTTGTCTTATCAAGTCTTTCAGAGAATAATACATATACGATTATTAAAGATATTGGAACAGTTGATTATGCAACAGGATTATTAACTATTAATGACCTAACTGTTTCTTCTTACCCTGTAGTTGGTATTAAGTTTTATGCGAGACCATCTAGTAATGACATATATTCGCTTAAGAATAATATTTTAACTATAAAGATCGAAGACATTGATGTTAATGCTGTTCGAACAAAGTATTCTCCAGATACATTAACATCTAGCAATATTACAGCACAATAAAAATAAATGAAAGATTTTGAAAAGAAAATATCCTCGCTAGTCGAATCGCAGTTTCCTTCTTTCTACAAGGAAGAAGGAACTAAATTTATTTCATTTGTAAAAGCGTATTATGAATGGCTAGAAGAAGAAAATAACGCGCTATATCATGGTCGTCGTCTTTTAAACTATAGAGATATCGACGAAACTGTAGAAGACTTCATTGTTAATTTTAAAGAAAAATATCTTAGCAATATTCAGTTTACTACTGCCACAAATAAGAAGCTTCTTGTAAAAAAGGCACAAGATCTTTATAGAAGCAAAGGTACTCCAAGAGCAATTGATTTATTTTTTAAATTAGTATATGGAGTAGAAGCAAGAGTCTATATTCCTGGACAAGATGTATTTAGAGCTTCAGACGGAAAATACATAAAGCCAATTTATCTAGAAGTAACGCGTCAAGCAAGAAATATTGAGTATGTAGGTAAAGAGATCACTGGAGCTTCATCAGGCGCTATAGCATTTGTAGAAAAGCTTGTTAGAAGAAGAATTAAAGGTCAATACATTGACATATTCTATGTGTCAGCTATAGATGGAAACTTTGTTACAAATGAAGTTCTCTTAATCGATGAAAAGTTTGATGATGCGCCAATCATGATTGGATCGATGACAGGCTTGACTGTCGTCACAAAAGCTACTGAATATAAAGTTGGTGACATTGTTGATATTATCAGTACTACAAATGGAGAATACGGAAAAGCTCGTGTCACAAGTATCTCAAACTCTTCAGGTGTTGTTGAGTTTCAACTATTAGAAGGTGGATTTGGATACAGCACTGCGGCAAATGTGATTATTTCTGAGAAAGTTTTAACTCTTGGAAATGTTACAACATCGAACGCATCATTATCAACTCCATATAATATATTTGAAAAAGTAAGTCAACCTATTGCTAATGTTACATACCAGCCAGTATTAGCTGTTCCTCTTATTTCAAACACTGGTGCATTTACCAATGGCGAAGTAGTATATCAAGAAAATGCTGGGACAAATACATCTTTTGCTACTGTTATTAGTAGTAATTCGTCTATAATTTTATTAAAATACGCAAACACAAGTGTTATCACATCTGCATTAACATTAAAAGGTAATACTTCGGGTGCAAATGCAGTTATTGGAAACTTCACTGATCCAACTGACTCAATTGCAGTTGGAAGCATTTATACTAATTACTACACAAATAACGTAATAGCAGGGCAAGGTATTGTTGTTCAAAACTTTACAAACTCTACTCCTTATATTGGGGTATTAAAGGTTGCTATATCTAACGGCAATATCTATAATTCTTCTAATGCTAATTATTCTGAAACAGTTTATATTGGAAATACAAGTGCTCCGAATACATTAAGATTTACACTTAGCTCGTATGCAAATGTATATGCAACAGCGAATGTAATGGGCATCCCAAACACTGTCACGTTATATGTGACAAATTATGTTCCTACTATTTCTGCAACTGAAATTATATCTCAAGGATCAACTGCAAATGGGGTTGTATCAAGTGTTGAACTTGATGGATCAAATGCTTATGTGACTGTATCACAGACAAAAGGTGTATTTCAATTAGGAACTTCAGTTACAACTGGAAATGGAACAGGAAACGTTGCACATTTTGGAATGACGCTTGGTGTTTATGGCATTAATAACTCATTTACTAATGTCGGTCTGCACTATGTTTCAGGCGGTTCATCTAATACATACGCAAATATAATCAGTGTAAGCTCTGGAACAGGTGCAACATTTTCTATAACTGGGTTAGATAATGAAGAACAGATTGTTGTTGGTACAGATAGAATTTCTGGTCTAAATAACTCTGGAATTGCGTATAATACTTTAAACATCAATGCTACATATTATGGTTTCCCTAAGCTTCCTTCTGGAAATGTAACTAATGGAACGTTGTTACAACAACTTACATATTTTACTGGAAATATTGGAACAGTATCATCTATTGGTGGCGTTAATCCTGGTGCAGATTATAATATAGATCCATTTGTTCTTATCTATGATCCTTATATTGCTCCATTTAATAGAAAAAATCTATTAATAACTTACGATCAAGATACTTTAGCAGATTTTGTTAAAGATGAGATCATTACACAATCGATTATAGTTCCAAATACTGCGGTAATTGGATTAACGAATGTAAATAACACCTTTGTAGTGAATGAGCAAGTAAGACAAGCTAACTCATCTGGAGAAGTAGCAAATGGATATATTAGCTCTATTAATATTATAGCAAACACTGGAACAATTACTCTTAGAAGTGTTCAAGGTACGTTTGTAAATACTGGATTCAACACCGCAAATAATATCGTAGGTTATACTTCTGCTGCAAATGGATCAGTATCTAACACATCAACGGTTTCAATTACAAATGTAGCAAAAGGTATTATTGAGGAAGTATCAAATACAACTTTAGTTGTTAAGCCTATTACATTTAATACGCAATTTGTTTCAAGTAATACTACATCTAGAATTATTGGTACAAGTTCAAATGCAAATGGAACTATCATCGCTATATCTGAAATAGCAGATTCATTGCCATCTGGATTGAACGCGCTAGTTCAAGCAGATGTTATTACAGCCAATGGTGTTGTAAATTCTCTACAAAGACTTGATTCTGGTTTTGGATATGTTGCAAATCAAGTTGTTACTTATCAAAAAACCGGTGGAACTATAGGTACTGCCCGAGTTTCATTAGGACGTCAAGGTATTGGTGAAGGCTATTATGCATCAACAGATGGATTCTTGAGTTTTGATAAGAAACTATTTGATGGAGATTATTATCAAGAGTATTCATATGAAATAGTTTCAAAACTGCCATTTACAAAATATGCAGACATTTTTAAACAAGTTCTGCATCTAGCAGGAACTAAAGTATTTGGTACCGTAGAACTATACAGCTTAGATAATTCAGATGCGCTTCCAGCTCATGATGGAAATAGACTTGCAAAATTACAGGTTTCTAACTTATCAAGTGGAGAAAACTTTGCAAATAATGAGCTCATCTATCAAAGCAATGGCTCAGCAAATGTTGCGACAGGAAAATTCTATGGAAGAGAAGAAACTGAGATCACATTATCAAGTTCTGCGAACACTAGATACCAGATAGACACAATATTATATCAACCAAACTCTTCTGTAAATACAGCATCTGGTATAATCAAAGGTAAAGTTTCAAATACAACAGCGAACACATTAACTTTATATTTGAGCAATGTTGCTGGAACTTTCTTAAATACAGCAAACGTTCAAGGCACTACAAACACAGTTCTAAGTGTTGACTATTATCTAGAAGTAAGCATCATTAATATCACTACTCCTGAACCAACAACAGGATCATTCCTATTTGGTGAAACTGTAACTACAGCCGGTGGATTTACTGGAACAGTAAGATACGCAAATATATTTGATGCTGAAATTATTCCAGTGTCTGGCACATTAGCAAATGGTGATACATTATTTGGAACAACCAGTCTTTGTACAGCTGACGTAAATGTAACGTCAGGAACGACTGCAATAAATGGAGACTATGTCTATCATCCAAAAACAAAAGTTTATATTGAAAACTTAAAAAATGGTCCATATCTTGCAAATGAAGAAGTCTATACTCAAGAACAAACCGTATCAGTTGGTCAAGTTTTCCAAAAGCGTGGAATTGGCACTGTTGAATCTGCAAATTCATCTCTGATTATATTGAAAGATAGATTTGCTGGATTTAATAGAGGCGGCACATTATTTGGTGCAAATTCTGGAGCTACAGCTAGAATATCAAGAATAGAAACTGTTAACACTGCAGTTGGATATGTTATTGACTCAAATACATCATCGATCACAATTGTTGATATGCAAGGTGTTTTTGAAGCAAACACTCATGTTTATGGAAACAGCGTAGCTGGAAATATCACATCTATAAGCAAATCGTTGTATATTACTCCATCATCGAACGTGGCATGTACAATAAATACAATATTAGTAGCAAATATTACTGGCCAGTTTACAACGAATTTTGAAATCGTTGGAGCAAATAGCAGCGCAACCGCAAACGTATTATATGTAGATCGCTATAATGACTAAGTTAATCACCAAAAATTTTAAATCTTTTAATGCCGACCAGTTAATAGAGGCCGTAACTGAGCCATCTAACACGGCTTATTATGTTTTCTTTGGTAAGCACACTCCATATCCTGGTCAAGACGCAACTGTACCAACTCCAACAAATGCAGATGACGTACTGTTTACTTCTGCATATTCGAATATGGTTGGTGGAAAAAGACTAGCTGAATCTGATATTAAGCTAATGTTAAAGCGTAATGATTGGGTTTCTGGTACAATATATGAAGAATATAATGGCGAAGTTGATGTCTTTGCCAATTCGAATTTCTACGTAAACATCGATGAAACTACATATCATCATGTTTTCAAGTGTATCTACCATAATAATAGTGCTCCATCAACTGATCAGCCAAGATTTAATGATACTTCAGCAGATGATGTCTATTATTCTACAAGTGATGGATATGTTTGGAAGTACATGTATTCTATTGATCGTGCTACGTTTGATAAGTTTGCCACAAACGATTACATACCAATTATACCAAACGCAAACGTAACAGGTAATGCGGTATCTGGTGCTATTGATATGATTCACGTAGATTCTGGTGGTGCACGTTACGATAACTATTATTATGGAAGATTTAATGCTGATGATTTAAACATCGGTGGTGATCCAACAGTCTTTAATATCGGTAAAGATGCTTCTGGAACAAATGGATTTTATGTAGATTGTATTATCAATATAGTTGAAGGCACAGGAAAAGGCCAGTATCGTACAATCACAGATTATACTTCAGTAAGCACATCAAAACAAATTACAGTTAATACTCAATTCACTACTCCTCCTGATATTACTTCTCGTTATGAGGTAACTCCTGGAGTAAGAATTGATGGAAATGGAACACAGTATATTAATTGCGTAGCACGTGCATTAGTAAATGCTTCCGCCGCAAATAGTATTTGGAACGTTGAGATTTTAAATCGTGGTGCAGGATATTTCAAAGCCACTGCAGCAGCTCTTGCTTCTGCAAACGTTGGAGTTACTAACACTGCATCTCTTGCTGTTAGATTATCTCCTTATGGCGGCCATGGTTCAGATGCAGCACGTGAACTTGGAGCATCTGCAATAGGAATTTCTTTAAAGATCTCTAACACAGAAAGTGGAACTTTATCAGTAAATAATGATTTTAGAACATTTGGAGTTCTAGAAAATCCATTATTTTCAAACGTAAACATTAAAGTATATAAAGATGATGGTGGAGTTGGCACTGACGGCACATTTATTGATAATGAAGGATTCATACAATATAAGCCTGTAACAATTACTGGTACTGTAAGTATAAGTGCATCATCTAATGTAATCACTGGAACTTCTACAGAGTTTGACACTGCGCTGGCAGCTGGAGAACAAGTTGTAATTAAAACTGGAACTACGCATTTTATCACAAATGTAGTTTCAATTGCAAATTCAACTCAGCTTGTAATTTCTTCTAATGGTGGATTTACTAATGCTTCAGCCACAATGGCTAAAGTTAAACCTATTGCAGTAGGAAATATAAGTAGCATATCAGCTGGTGTTCTAGATTTAACAAATGTTGATGGTGTAATTCAAAAAGGACATAAACTAATTGGATTAACATCTAAAGCTACTGCATATGTTAATACGAACTCCGATGGAATCAAAATAAATAACCTTACTAAGGGATTTGATACGTTCACTCAGCTTCATAGAATGGAGTATTCTTCTATTACGGGCACCTTTGATGAAGATGAAGTAGTTTATCAAGTCCAAAATGTTGAAACTGATCCAACTGCATCTTTCCATTCAAGTAATGATACGATCATATTTGTAACTGATAAGTTTGGAATATTTAATAATGGAAATACGGTAATTGGAAATACGTCAGGAGCAGAAGCTACTATTACAGCTCAATGGCCAGGCGATTTAGTTCCAGGATCAGGAAAAGTATTGTATATAGAAAATATTGATGCTATCACAAGAGCATCAAATCAATCAGAAACGTTTAAGATAATAGTGGAGTATTAAGTAATGCCTATTCAGACTGACCTTTCAGTTTCACCATATTTCGACGACTATGCTGAGAGCAAAAACTATTATAAAGTTTTGTTCAAGCCCAGCGTTGCGGTTCAAGTTCGTGAACTTAATCAACTTCAGTCTATTCTACAAGGACAAGTTGAAAAATTTGGTGATTCTATATACAAGCGCGGCAGTATAATTGATGGATGCAATTTTACATATGCTGATGATTTAAAATATGTTAGAGTTAGAGACAATGAGGTCGATGGCACCCCTGTAAACGTTTCAGCGCTTAAAGGATTATTTTTAAAAGATTCTGATGATTTAAAAGCATATGTTATTGAAACTGCGGCAGGGTTTGAATCACAAAACCCCGATCTAAATACTCTTTTTATTCGTTATACAAATGGTGGATCTAATTATTCGAAGATCGCGTATGATAAGAACACTATTATTACAGCGTATGATCCAAATTTTCCTCTTGTAAAAGCAAGAGTAATTGAAGGCTCATCTGGATTTTCAAATAATGACACGCTCGTAGTTTATCCAGCTATAGGAGTACAAAATTCTACCGGCGGTGCATTCTTTGCTCCAAATACGTGGGTAATCAATTCTAAGATTGTGCAAGAAACAACTGGCGCCGAAGCTGAGATTCTTGCTATTAATTCTACAGCAAATAGTGAAGTATTAATTTTAAATATTAGACCACTTGAAACAGATTTAGATGACGCTGGTTTTGATGCTAACAATTGGAATCTTAGTAGTGGATACGATATTACTAGTGCTACCCTCGGTGCAACTGTAGCAAACTCTAGCGCAAACGGGCTAGTTGTCCAAGTAATTGGACAAGATGCGAGAGGAACATTATTAACTGATGGTACTGGTAAGATTACACAAGTCGCAATATCTACAACAGGCTCTGGATATTATGTTCCACCACATATAACAGTTGCTTCTCCAACTGGAGCAATTGAGTCAGCAAATATTGAAGCGTATAATTATCAAGCTAAAGTTACAATACAAAATGATGATGCGGCTATCGGCAATTCATATGGCGTTGCAGTTGGACCAGGTGTAATTTATCAAAAAGGATATTTTTCAAGAGTTGAAAGACAATTAGCTATCGTTGAAAAATATGCTAATACAACTACACCTCATGAAAAATATGTAGGATTTAATACTATCGAAACTTTGATTAATTCAAACGATGATCAAAGTCTGTTAGATAATGCTTTAGGTTCTTTTAATTATACTGCGCCCGGTGCAGATAGAGTTAAGTTAACCCCTACGTTAATTGTATTAGATAAAATTGATGCTGAAGCAGACCCCGAGTTTCTACCACTTATTGAATTTAATAAAGGACAACCATATAAAAAGATTCGCGGAACACAATATAGTAGATTGGGTATTGAATTAGCAGAACGCACATACAATGAATCAGGAAATTATATTATTGACAGATTTAATTCTGTAACTGCTTCCGCAGAAGGAGAAGAAGATACATCGTTTAATGTGGTTGTAGATTCAGGTACTGGTTATATTCTAGGAAATAAAGTACAGACTGATTTAAATTACACTGAAACTCTAAATAAGGGAATTACTACAATCAGTAGTAGTAATACAACAGTTGATTTAAATTATGGATATTATATTCGTGTAAATGAGCTTGGTGGATATTTCCAGTTTAATACTGGAGATGTCATCTCGTTGCGCAACGCTGCTCTTCAATATGCATCAAATACTTCATTAGCTGGAACTGAGCCTGCTGCACCAGGATCTGAGATCGGTAAAGCAAGAATGAAGATGATGACCTATGAATCAGGCGAACCTGGTTCAAGTGCTGTGTACAGAATATATTTGTGGAATGTGCAGATGAATACCGGTAAAAATTTCTCTGATGTTAGAGGAATTTACTATGATGGAGCATCATATAAAGGATATGCAGATATAATAACAGATGCAGGAATAGCAAAAATATATGACAGCTCAAAGAGTGAATTAATATTTGAAACTGGTTTCCAAGCTGTCAAAGCAGCAAACAATTTATCATATAATTATAGATCTGTTAATGCTACATCAACTGCAAATACCGCGGGAGTAGTTAATACTTCTCCAGTTACTGGATCTTGGATTTATTCTGGAGAACTCACCACGACAGAACAATCTGAATTAACCATTGTCCCGCTGACTTCATTTGAAACAGCAAACCTTGGTACCGCCAGCGTCGGTGCAGGAAGCACATCAAATACTAGAGTTGTATTGGCAAATGCAACATTTGGTGCAGCCTTGTCAATTGGTGATTATATCAAAGTATATGGAACATCGGATAAGATTAGAAAAGTAACTGGAATTACAAATGCAACTCATATTACAGTAGATTCTGGTTTAGGGTTAACAAACGCATCAGCGAATGTTTCATTTATTCTTCCTAAATATACTCCTATTCAATTAGCTTCGCGTCCAAATAGAACAGCAAATGTTAATGGATCTTATTTAAGAATCTACACCAATCCTCCTGCAAATTTTGTAGCTGGAGGAGATGTTGCAGTTTCTTATAATGCTAAGAGAACTTCAATTGCTCCAACTTCTAAAAACACATTTAGAAATAGTCTAGTTAAGCTTAATATTGGAACACATCCAAGTGGTGTAAATGGTCCATGGTATCTTGGTGTTCCTGACATCTTCAGATTAAGAAGCGTATATACATCAACTTCTTCAACTGTTAATACTAATTCTACGGATATTACAAACGAGTTCTTTATTGACCACAATCAAACAGAGAATTCGTATGATGGTGGATACTTATTTAAGAGACCAGAATCAACATACACAATTGGCGCAAGTGATTATCTACTAGTTAAATTCGATGCATTCGATAAAACTGGTGGAATTTACACAAAGTCAAGTTATAAAGTAGTTGATTCTGCAAACCTTGCAACAATAAGTGCAACTGCAACTGATATTAATACACTTGAAATTCCTGAAATGTATACATCTACTGGTGTATACCATGATTTAATTGATGTAATTGATTTCCGTATTAGTGCAAATACTACAGCAAATATTGTTACATCTGCAACAGATGTAAATATTACGACTAATCCTACAGTTCCTGCTTATGCAGATCGTTATAATGACGCAGATGAAAAATATTTCCCTGTCCCTCAAGGAGATATCTCATTTAATGTAGAATCGTATCAAGGTAGAACTGATAGAATAATATTAAATGCAAATAGTGATTTTATTGTTTTAGCGGGAGATCAATTCAAAACATCATTCCCGTCTGAACCCACAGATGCTCTAACAATTAATATTTTAAATATTCCTCCATACCCTTCACTACCTAGATTTAAATCTGGAGAATTAATTGAAATACTTAATAAGAGCATTGCTAATATTAAGTACACAAATCGCCGTGATACGTTATATTCTATTACTGAAAACACAAATGAAGGTAATATCATATATCAGCAGCCTCGCGCGTATAAAATGACAGATATTGCTTCTATTGAAAGACGCTTAAGAAATATTGAAAATCGTGTAGATTTAAAAGAAATTGAAGATGAAGTTAATGGTTTAGCTATACCATCATCTGTTGATGGGCAAACCAATCGTTTTAAGTTTGGATTCTTTGTAGATAATTTTACAACGACTGATTTTACAGATTTAAGTGACCCAGAATATTCTGCAATGAATTTTGATTATAGATTGACGGGATTAAAAGATCAAAATAATATAACATTTAAGCCATATACAGCAAATACTACATTTGCAAATAGTGTAATCGGCGATATGATTACTTTACCATTTGAAGAATATAGTATTGTTAGACAGTTAAGCGCTACAACTACTCCGCTTCCACCACCACCTCCAGACGATGGCGGTGACGGTGATACTGGTGGAGGTGCTAATACTGGAGGTGGTGGAGGAGGTGGTACTTCTAATGTAGTAACTGCTCAACAAACATCACTTTTTGAATATGTTTCAGGCCCAGAGACCGCAGAATTTAAAGCTTATAATAAAATAAAAAATAGTTCTATTGAATTTCCAGGGCCAAGATATGATTTTACATTTAGTGCTAACACGGGGCCGGCTAGTTTACTTGGAGCAAGTATGTATAGTCAAGGAGGAACACGTTTTGTGATATATCAAGGCACTACTCCAGGATTTGCTATATCCGATGCTACAGTAGTTAGAGATACACAATCAGCTGTAGAATTATCTAAAGCTGAAAGAAGTCAGCTCGCAGCAAAAAGCGGTGGTCCTGGTGTATTTAATAACAATGTTTCAAATATACTTACTGATACACTTAGGTTTCGTGCTGGACCTTTAGGACCAAAACAATCTATTAAAAAGGGAATAGGCAAAGTATCTTGGACACATGATCCAACAAAAGGAATATACTATAGTGTGATTCCTTATAAAATAGATAAGGAAAGTTTTTATGGATACATATTGCAGTATCCAGTTGATGCTCAAGTTGGATCTTTTATAGATACTGGGGTTCAAGCAGATGCATTACTCCAGAAGCCTTATGTTCAAAGTAGGAATCCAAAATATTTAACATTTTCTTTAAAAGTTCATGAGCTTTTAACAAATAAAGGTTATGTTAGTATTAAAGCAACTCAGTATAAACAAGTTGAAAGTGTGGCTGTTTATGTTGATAAATCTAAAGATAAAATTAAATTAAAGAAAAGTGATGTCATTAAATATTCGTTTTCATCTGTAGGACCAAATAAAATAACAATTGAAGCTAGAGGATTACGTCCATTAACTAGATACGATGCGTATATTGATAACGTATTATCTAATTCGCGAATAGAAGCTAAAAGTGGTCCATTAGGAGGAACATTTGGCACAGACGTTGTCAATACTGGTTCAAGTATTGTAACCGACACATTTGGATATGTTAAATTTGACGTATATCCAAATACTAAACTTCCAACAGGAGTTTTACAGACAACATTTGGTGAACTTTCAAATATACTGAAAAATACTAGCAAAATTAAATATTTAGTATTGACATTGCCGACTGTTGGACCTGGTTCTTACTTGGGACAAAAAGGCAAAGCTCGTCTAAAAATAGATCTATTAAGTGGCAACAGACCAATAATTACTGGTTCAAAAAACTAAGAGAAATAATTCATGGAACAATTTAATTACATTCAGTCGTTTATCATAAGAAAAGATACTGTCGGTGGTGCCTCGAAGGTATTAGTTACAAGTTTGGATTTGTACTTTAAGAATAAACCAAATATACAAAATAATAAGTCTGGTATTGTTGCTCCAACAGTACATGTATACATATGTCCATTTAATGGTGAAAACCCAAATCCAGATGTAATGGTCGAAGACGTACTTGCATATGCTGAATACAATTCCATACCTGTAGTTGCAGATGCTTCTGCTGCGACTAGATTTACTTTTCAGACTCCTATTGCAATAGATACTGACAAGTATTATGGAATTGTTGTTAAATTTGATGATCAGGATTATCAGCTATTTACTGCTATTCAAAATGAAACAATCTTAAACACAACACAGAAATATTCTGGAACTTCCGGAGAAGGAGATGGGAAGCTGTATGTTGATGGTGGAGATGATACTCTAAAACCACTCTCAGATCAAGATCTAAAATTTGAACTACGTATTGCACAATTTACATCGAACACGGTCACTGTAGAAATTACTAATGATGATTTTGAGTTCTTTACGTGCAATAATATGAGTACTGCCTTAGAATTTGGTGATGCCGAATTAATATTTACAAATTATGGTAAAGTAGCAAATGCATCGGTTAACACATTCTTTAGTAGAGCCGGAACTGTTAAATCTTTAATTAGCAATAATATTATTGTTGGAACTAATACTACCTTTACAACAGATTATCAAGAAGACGATTATCTAGTATTAACAAATACTTCAAATACAGAACAACAAGATATTGTTAGAATTGCCAGCATCAGAGATGATACTACTATTGACTTAGAAAATGGAGTAAGATTTAGTAATACATGCTGGCATAATAAAGTAATGACTGGCCAATTAGCAAAAGTAAGTTATGTTAGTAAATCTATTTACCTGCGTAATTCGTCTGCTGCTAATAGTACAGTAAGATTCCATACTAATTCTGTACATTATTTTACTATATCAAATCCTGGAGGAAATTATAGCAATACTAACACCATTAGAGTGTCAAATGGATCAGTAAATGCTACAGGTGTTCTTGTAACAAATGCAACAGGTAACGTAGTAGCTATTAGAATGATTTCTGCGGGCGGGGGTTTTCCAAATGCTTCACATTCAGTCACAACAATTACTACAAGTACTGGTTCTGGAGCAAGTATAGTTCCAGTGATTAATACTCCATTGAAAGCAGAAATTAGTAGAGCAACTGCAGATTTAGTTTCAATTGATAATGTTCCAATAGAAATATTAGACCCCGAACTCGATATATTTTCAACTTCAGTCACAACTGCTAACGTAACATACTCTATTGCAAATACCTCGGGATATATGCAACCATTTACTGTGGCTGATTTAAGTGCTCCAATTAAGCTTCCATATAATGGAGCTATATTCTCAAGATCTAACGAACTTAAGACCCCAACAAATCTATATAATAATGATAAGTCTGCTGTAATGAGAGTTAATATTGGAGTCAAGAATACAAATGTAAATAATTCGCCAACATTTGGCGCACCATATTTTTATGATTTTGACCTTAATGTATTTACTTTTTCTGGTAAAATAGGTCCTACAAATGCAAATACAGATGGTGAAATTGGAAGAGGATCACAGCAATCTAAACATATCACTTCTAAAATAATACTTGCTAATAATGCATTTGCAGAAGATATCCGTGTTTTTATTAATGCATATAAACCAGCAAATACAAAGATCTTAGTATACGCGAAGATTCATAACTCTCAAGATAGTGAGGCATTTGATGATAAGAGTTGGTCTCCATTAGAGATAGTCTCTGGTGAAAATCTTATTAGTGCATCTGGAAACAGAGATGATATTAAAGAATTTCAATATGGATTCCCACGCTTCCCAGAATCACAATTTACATGTAGTGGAGCTGTAACGACTGAACTATCAAATAACGTTATATTGACAACTACAGACTTATCATCCAATTTAGCTGTAAATGATCTAGTTAAAGTCTATAACCCATTATTTAGCACTACTAACTATCTTGTAACTGCAGTAGATTCTGTTAATTCAACTGCAGTAATATTAAATGATGCAGTATCAAATAGTGGATTAGTGGGAAGTGCTTTAAAGATCGATAAACTTAAGTTTAAGAACGTTGCATATAATAACGTCTTAAATGATAATGTCGTTCGTTATTTCACTACTTCTATGTCACCAGTAGATGCATATGACTCTGTGGCTATTAAGATGGTGTTCTTAGCAGACGTCAAAGCATTCTCTCCAGAAGTTGATGATATTAGAGTAATCGCGGTATCAGCATGATGGATAAAAATTACATTGAAACGACAGTCCCTGGATATGTTATTGATGAGACCACCAGGGCTGTTATAAATATTGATAATTCAGGATATCAAAAAGTTCTAGAACAGAGGAAGAGAAATAAAGAGATGATGCAGATTAACGATAGAGTCGGTAGATTAGAAAATGACATCTCTGAGATTAAAGAGTTGCTTATAAAAGCATTGAACGGAAGACAAAATGGCTAGAAATTACGCTAACGTTGAAGTATCTACAGACACATTTGACACGTGGTTAACACGCACAAATGAGTTAATCACTGCCTTAAGAAACCAAACTCTTACTGCAAACGCTACAGCGGCATATGCAGATAATGTCACAGGAAACTCTGAACTTATTGGTGCATTTGCTGCAAATATCGTTGCCATATCTGCAAATGCAACAGCTGGTGGATTAAGAGGTGGAAATACTTCTGTTTCTAATGTTCTTTATATCACATCAAATACTCGAATTACTCCAGTCGGTGCTGGTAATACGACAGTATTCCGTGTAGGTGGAAATACAACATCCTCAAACACTACAATTGAAACAAGTTTCTTTGATGTAATTAATTCAAACACAACGATATCTGGTAATAGTTCATATGTAGCTATTCGAGTAACTGGTAATAGTACATTTACAAATGTTTCAGTTAATGCGATCTCTGCTTATCTAACAGGCAATCTAGTTATTTCAGGTGGTGCGCATACGATTGCTGGTAATGTTAATATTGACTCAGGAACTTTATTTGTCGATCAAGCAAATAATAGAGTTGGTATTAATAACACAACACCAGATGCATCATTAACAATTACAGGAACCGCGAATGTTTCAGGTAATGTGGTTGTTGGTGGAGCACTTCATGCTATAGCAGGAAATGTAAACTTCGATTCGGGAACATTATTTATAGATTCAGCTAATAATAGAGTTGGTGTTAATAATACTTCTCCTGATGCAGCTCTTACAGTTACAGGCACAGCAAATGTTTCTTCAGCGTTCAGAGTAGATGGATTATCTACACTGGCAGGAAATATTAATACGCCGACTGCAAATGCTTCATCTGATATTAATGTTGGTGCTAATGTTAACTTAAGCACAACAAGAATTAATGTTGGTAATACAACAGTCAATACATTTATTACTTCAACTGCGGTTGAAACTGATGGCACATTAACTGTATTGGGAGCAACCACATTATCTAATACACTTGGAGTAACTGGATTAACTACATTAAGTGGGAATATTAATACTCCAACTGCAAATGCTTCATCTGGAGTAAATGTAGGTGCAAATGTAAATCTTTCAACTACACAGATTAATGTTGGAAATGCGACTGTTAACACAGTCATCACATCTTCTAGTATTGCTACAACTGGAACATTAAATGTAACTGGAATTACTACATTAACAGATAACGTTAACGTTGATTCTGGAACTCTATTTGTTGATGCGACAAATAACCGTGTTGGTATTAATAACACAACTCCAGATTCATCATTAACTGTAACTGGAACCGCAAATATCACAAGCACTGCGCGTTTTGGTGGTGCTGTTACTGTAGCAAATACTTTAGCTACAGGAAATACAACCGTAACTGGTTTCGTTTCAGTATCAAATACATTAACGGTTACGAATACAGCTACATTCTCAAATAATGTTGCAGTAACTGGCAATGTGGTGATGTCAAATACTTTAGCAGTAACTGGTGCAGTAACTTTATCAAATACTGTTGGAGTTACTGGTCTCGCAACATTTGTATCAACTAATACCACATCACTTGCTACAATGGCAAGTGCAAATGTGACAGGAACAACTTCTTTAAGAAGTGATGTAGTGTCAAACGGTGCAGTAACAATCGCAAATACATTATCAGTAACTGGAGATGCTACATTTAACTCTGATTATGTTATAACTGTTACAGCAAATGGTGATATTGGAACAGCAAACGCTGTAGTACTTTCTTTCCCGAAAACAACATATTCAACTGCAAAGTTGATGGTACAGGCTAAGAAAGGAACAGTGACTCAAATGTCTGAAGTTATAGTTGCGCATGATGGAACAACTGCTCGTAGTACAGTATATGGTGCTGTGGTTTCACCGGCTACAAATACTGGAATAATTAATATATTGTCTGCTATTAATTCTGCTAATGTAGAGATTACAGCAGTACAACTTGGAACAACAAACTGCGCGATCAAGGTCGTTGCGCATCTAATAAAGTAAAATTAAATGGCTAATACAAGATTTAAGACCGAAAATAGTTTATTAGTTACGGGTGATGTTAACACCCAGATCGATACCATTTCGCTCTTTAACGCGAACGTAAGTGTTAATTCATCGGTATTGATCGTTAATGGTGAAATGATCGTCGGTAATACCTCGGCTGGAGGTACATCTAATTTAACTGTAACTGGTAGCTTGCTTGTTGCAGGAAATCTTGTATACACAAATACGAACGTTACCGGTGATCTACGAGCTGATGTTGATGGATTAGATCTTGGTAATACAACAAATCGTTTTGATGTGTTCATTCGAGAGGGTTATGTTTATAGTCTTCTCAATCCAAATTCAAACACAATTACATTCGGTAACTCAACTCAACGTTGGGTAATGAGCGGTAATACGTTAGATCTGTCGAGCTCGTTGAATATGAGTGGCAATCTAACAATTAATACAACTGCATTTAAGGTAAGTTCAAGTAGTAATCAGGTCGCAATTAATACAGCAACATATTCTGGTGCTTTAAATGTAAACGGCGGAGCAAATGTAACTGGTGATATTACTGCAACTGCAAATATTACTGGTAATCTGTTTAAAACAGGGAATATGCAGATCGTTGCAAATACAGCAACCGTCAGCACAAATACTGCAGTAGTTGTAGATGAATTTGCAAATAGCGGAGTGAAGGTAGTTAAATATATCGCTCACGCTGAAAATAATACAACAGCTGGAAGATATGTAGTTGAAGTAATGGGATTAAATGTTAATACTACACTTCTCGTTAGCCAATATGGTGAAGTGAATAATGTTATTCTAGGAACATTTAATCTAATTAAAACTGGTGCAAACCTTCAATTAACATATATTGATTCTGCTGCAAATACAACTAACACGAGTACAGTCACAGTATTGAGAACACTCATCAATTAAAATTCAATAATATAGTCATCGAGGAAAGGGAATCATGACTACAGTCAACAGAAACTTTGTCGTAAAGCAAGGCATTGAAGTATCCACAACTGCTAATGTTGGAACAACTCTCGGCGTAACTGGTGCCACAACATTATCGAATACTCTTGCTGTTACCGGCGCAACTACATTAACTGGAGCAGCGAACGCACTGAGCACATTAGGTGTGACAGGTGCTGTAAGTCTTGCAAACTCGGCAACAGTTACAGGCAATGCTACATTTTCGAATACGATAGCCGTAACAGGTAATGCAACGTTCTCAAATACGATAGCTGTTACCGGAGCTGCTACATTATCGAATACTCTTGCTGTTACTGGAACTTCCTCGTTAAATGGATCAGTTGGATTAGGTGATTCTTCTGCAGACGCTATCTCTGTAAATGGAGTAGTAAACACAAATATTATTCCAG